ACACCTATATCTGAAGTAACAAACGAAGAGGTTGTAGAATGGACTAAAGCAGCAATGGGTGAAGAGCAAGTAGAGCAAATAGAAGCAAATATACAAGGTTCAATAGAGCTTTTAATAAACCCTACATCAGTAACTATGACAATAAGTGATTAATCTGTAAGAAATAAAATAAACACGTGACTATATACCTGTAAATTTAATTAAATAAAATCATGACTGACAAAATTGTTAAGAATTTAAACTTTGGCGATGACGCGAAGGTTAAGATCTTTAAAGGTATAGAGAAGTTAACAAAAGCTGTTGGCTCTACATTAGGAGCAGGTGGTCAATGTGTTATCTTAGAAGATGACAACGGTAGACCTCTAATAACTAAAGACGGTGTTACTGTTGCAAACTCTATAACATTATTAGATCCTGTTGAAAACATGGGTGCTACACTATTAAAGGAAGCTGCTAGAAAAACAGTTAAAGAAGCTGGTGACGGAACTACAACTGCGACGGTTCTAGCTCATTCAATACTAAGCATTGCTTACGAGCACTCTAAGAAAGAAAACATAAGAACAATCAAAAACGGTATAAACACTGGTGTTGATAAAGTAATAAAATACTTAGAAGAAAAAAGTATAGAAGTTAAAGGTGACATGTTGATGGATGTGGCAACTATTAGCTGCAATAACGATAAAGAATTAGGCAAAACAATTGCAGACGCTTTTAAAGCTGCTGGAGAAAATGGGGTGGTAGTAATGGAACCTACAGACACTGACGAGACTACTTTTGAATTAGTCGATGGTGTACAATACGAAAAAGGTATTACAAATTCTCATTTTGTAACTAGCGCGGAAAAAAGAATTGCTGAACTAGACAATCCACTAGTGTTAATAGTGGAATCTCCAGTAGAGTCTATTAGACAGATACAATCTGTTTTAGAACATGTTATCTCAAATAATAAATCTTTACTTATCATAGGTGATATAGAAGCAAAGATAACTTCTACCTTAGCAATGAACAAAGTAAAAGGCAATGTTAAGATTAACGTAATCGACGCACCTACTTATGGTGTTAACAAAAAGGATGTACTATCTGACTTAGCCGTGTTAACAGGTGCCACTGTAATAAACGAAGACCTTGGTGATGACTTAGATGTCATAAGCCCAAGCTTGCTAGGTAGTTGTTATAAAAGTGTTACTAGTGATTATGAAACTATTTTGCAAGTTGACACTGATTCTGAGGAAGTTGTAAAGCTTATAGACGAAGTAAAATCTCAACTTAAAGAAGCTAAATCACCTGGTGACGTTATTAGACTAGAAAGAAGATTATCTAGGTTATCTGGAAAAGTAGCTGTAGTAAAAGTTGGTGCAAATTCAGAAATAGAATTAAAAGAAAAAACTGATAGAGTTGAAGACGCAATCTGTGCAACTAAAGCTGCTGTTAAAGAAGGCATTGTTGCTGGTGGTGGAATTGCTCTTTTAGATGCTTCTGTAAGCTTAGAGCCTAAAGACAAGGGTGAAGAGATACTCCTAGAAGCCATTTTAGCGCCATTTAAGAAGATATTATCAAATTCTGGTGTTGACACTAAGTATTCAGGCAAAGAAGGCGTAGGGTATGATGTTATAACAGGTAAGATGGTTAATATGATTAGTCACGGTATAATCGATCCATTGCTAGTTACTAAAAGTGCTTTGAAAAACGCGGCCTCAGTAGCTACAACTATATTATCAACAAACTGTGTAATTAACAACTTAAGAGTAGGAGATGAAAGCAGTAGGTAATAATATTTTGATAAAGAAAATAAAAGAAGCACCGGTGTCTAAAACCACCGGCGGACTTCTATTAACTGAGTCTCAAAGACAAGATGTTAGATATAAAGAAGCAGATGTTATTAATTGCGGTAGCTTGATTGTTGGTATAGAGGAGGGTGATAGAATATTTTATGACAAACACGCTGGTAGTATAATAGAAGTAGAAAATGAAACTTACTTTGTTATCAGATTGCAGGATGTTGTTGTCGTCTTATGAGAATAGAGCCTAGCGATATTAAGGATCTAAATTTATTAAAGCATTACAGAATAATAAGAAAGTGGGCCTGTAGAAACAATGATTTAAACGATGCTGACTTAGAGCTGTTAATATATTTAGACTGTGTAGATTTATTTACCAAGAAAGATTTTATGGACGGATCTTATTCTTATAGTTGGGACAAAAGAAGGTGGGATAGGTTGCTAAAAGAAGAATGGGTGCAAGTCTGGAGAAAAAGAAATAGAACCACGCAGAAATATCACATATACAAAGTATCTTTTAAATGCAAGCAGTTAATACAGAGAATGTACAGAATAATGCTTGGTCACGAGGACATACCTACAAGTACTAAAAGAAATACTATAATGAAGGGTAAAACTTATACTGACAAAGTTTTAATAACTTCTATAAACAACGTAAACAAAGATAAAAATAGATAATATGAACAACCAACCACAAGTAGACCCTATAACAGGTCAACCGGTTCAGTATGGAGTTACACCTCCACCTGCAGCTAGTTTAACATCACCCTTTAACCCACAAGCTCAACAAGTAGGTAACGCTGTAATGGGTAATCAAGACCAAAGACAAATGTCATTAGGTAACAACACACCTTTATTCAAAAAAAGCTGCGGCTATTAAAAACAAAAATATGGAAACTAAAAACGGAATTGTAGGAGAAAACACTTTATGGGATGGGCCATTAAGTCAAGATGGTAGACCTCACAGTAAAGGCTCTAGCTCAGGGTCAAAAGGTATGAAACTAAAATTAGCCGATTGTGGTTGTGATGGCTTAAAAGCACCAATTACTCAAAGAGCTAAAGGATAGAGCTATGCCATATACCCAGCCAAGTAAAACCCCTTTGTTAAAAGTTGATAAGTCTAAAATGGCTTGCAATAAACCAAAGAGAACTCCTAGCCACCCTAAAAAGTCACATGTAGTTAAAGCTTGTGCTAATGGCAAGGAAAAGATAATAAGATTTGGAGAACAAGGTGCTAGTACTGCTGGTAAGCCTAAGTCTGGTGAATCTGCTAAAATGAAAGCTAAGAGAAAATCATTTAAAGCTAGGCACGGTAAAAATATAGCTAAAGGTAAAATGTCGGCGGCCTATTGGGCTGATAAAGAAAAATGGTAGCTTATGGCTTATAAAATGAGAATGGGTAAGTTATCTATAGACAACACGCCTATATATCAAGTGGATGAAGAAGAAGGCGTTATGGGTAGGGCTAATAAAAACGGGTCTATAGTAATAGATAAAGATTTAAGCCCTGCGGAACAAAGAGATGTTATAAGGCACGAGAAAGTTCATTTAGATCAAATGAAAAGAGGTGACCTTGATTACGATGATAAATTCGTTTATTGGAAAGGTAAAAAAATATCTAGATCAAAAATGGATGATGGTGATCCAAGTACCCCTTGGGAGAAAGAAGCTTACAAGGCAAATAAGATAAAAAGCACGTGATAATATAGATATACAAATCTAAAATCTAATCAAATGAAAAAATTATTATTATTACTAGCTTTATCAACAACTTTATTATCAACAGCTCAAAAAGGATTTTCTGGATCTTGGATAAGCGAAACGTCGTCTTATTATACTAATATACTAGCTGATAGTACATTAGTTACTAGAGTTATAAATATAAGCTTCCACGAAAACAGGGTTATAGAAGAAACTATAATAAAACAAAAAAAAGACAGCTTCAAAACATTGTTAACTAATAAACTGAATGGATATAAAGTTCAAATAAATTATATACTTAAGGACGATAACAATCTTACATGTGTTTACACTGGAGACTTAAATAGAACAATAAAACTAAAAAGAGTAATTAAAAATTAATAAAAAAAGTTATGGCTTACACACAAAACCCTGGTCGCGGACCAATGCAAAAAACTGGTAGAGGATTACCAGAAGGATTTAAACAAATAGATCCAACAGATGAGAAAACGGGTGCAAATCAACATCCTGGTTATAAGAAACCTGAGTTTAAAAAAGAATTCGAAGGTGATAATTTGACTAGTGGACAAAGTTTTGCTAATTACGACAAAGAAAAAGATTTTGTAGAAAAATCAAAATTATCTGCTAGTAGAGAGAAAACCGTTAAATTTCCTAAAAGAGGTGAAACTTTTAATATAGGAGGCAAAGGTAAAAAGCTAAATGTAGAAATATCTAGCATAGACGAAAAAACAGGTGATATTGGTTATCAAAATATTAAAACAGGCGAACGTGGTATTGGATCTAGAGCGGCTTTCAAAGAAAGCATAGCAACTGGTTACTCTTTAGGTAAGATTAGTGAAGCTATAAAACGCAGGTCATCAAAAAAATAATACAATGGCTTACAGGTGGCGTTATCAAAGAAATAGGCAACGTCATTGATAAGCTTACCACTACGGAGGAAGAAAAGCTGGAGGTTAAAAAACAAATCCAAGAAGTATTAGAAAAAGCTGACAGCAATGCTCAAGAGCAAGTAACGGCTCGTTGGGTTGCTGATATGAATTCTGATAGTTATTTGGCTAAGAATATTAGACCTTTAGTTTTAGTGTTCTTAACGTTTGTGTTCAGTCTATTAGCTTTTACAGATGGTAACATAGGTGAATTTAAAATAGCAAAAGAATACATACCAATATTTCAAACTTTACTAGTAACTGTTTACGGAGCTTATTTTGTAGGTAGAACATGGGAAAAAAATATAAAATCAGGTAATAATAAATAAATGAAAACAATTAAATTAAATCAAATGGAAAACAAGATCACGAAAAAAGAATTAGAATTAGTAGTAGAGTTGCAACAAAAACTAAACACAGCTGTATCTCAAATAGGTATATTGGAAGCACAAAAGCATTCGTTGCTACATGATTTAGCAGAGCAAAACAAAGAGGTTGAAGAAAATAAGTCAAAACTCGAAGGAAAATACGGTGCTATTAATATAAATCTAACAGACGGTAGTTTCACTAGTATAGAGCAAGAAGCAAAACCTTTAGATAACTAACGTGTCTAACATTATAAGAAAAATAAGTATAGGTTCTGACTACAAGAACGAAGCGATGCACTATTCTCTTACTCAAAAAGTATACGGAGGACATGAAATATGTGATATACTTCACAGCGAGTCTGATTCATCTTATAATATATATATCAAAAAAAATAACGAGGTAATGCCATGGAAGAAGTTTAATTCTAACATGGCTATCTCTATTGAATATGATTTAGAATATTGATGAGAAGTGTTTTTGACTTTATAGTAAAGCCTATAAAAGGAAGATATGACAACGATATAAAAGTTGGTGATAAAAAACTAACTATAAATTCTAGTATAGAAAACTTTAAATTTATAAGCAGAGTAGCGGAGGTAATAGCTGTGCCTACAGCTTTTAAAACTGAAATTAAAGTTGGTGATATTGTTTTAATACACCACAATATATTTAGAAGATATTATAATCAAAAAGGTAAAGCTGTGGACAGTAGTAAGCTTTTTAAAGATAATATGTACTTTTGCCAACCAGATCAGATGTACTTGTGCAAGAACAAAGATAGTTGGAAAAGTATTGGTGAAAGGTGTTTTATAGCACCAATAGAGAATACAGATCAATTCTCATTAGATAAAGAGAGAAAATGTGTTGGTATACTAAAGATTGGTAATAGTTCTTTAGAAGCTCTTAAAATAAACGAGGGCGACTTAGTTAGCTACAAAGATAACAGAGAATTTGAGTTTATAGTAGATAACCAACGAATGTACTGTATGGAATCAAATGATATTTTATTGAAACATGACTATAAAGGAGACGAAAAAGAATATAATCCAAGCTGGGCAAAAAGCAGTTGAGGAATTAATAAAGGTAGCTAAAGAAAAGATCGTAGACTCAGATGATGATATTTCAGCTGACAGACTTAAAAATGCTGCCGCAACTAAAAAACTAGCTATATTCGATGCTTTTGAAATATTGAGCAGAATAGAAGCAGAAGAAAAGCTACTGGAAGACAAGCCAAGTGAGGATGAATCAAAAAGCTTCAAAGGCTTTGCAGAAGGTAGATCTAGGTAATGTACGAGCAAACATTAGTAAAAATAGTAAAAGACCATATAAAACCTGCAATAATAAAAAGACAGAACAGGTATAAGAAATGGACTCAAGGTTACAACAAGGAGTATGATATGGTTGTTGTAAGCAACGACGGCACTATAGGAGACATATTAGAGATACAGAATTTAAAGATAGCTCTACCATGTGTACCTAAAGATGTTTTCAAGAACTCAAAATTAAAAGAGGAGCAGTCTTGGAGTAGATTAGATTACCCAAAAGAGTTGTCTAAAATAAAAAGTGTTTTTGAGTGGAATAAATACCCTTCTGATTTTCAAAAGAAATGGTATAACTATATAGATAATGAGTTTAAGAAACGAGAAGAAGGTTTTTGGTTTTACAATAATGGTAAACCAACTTATATAACTGGTACTCATTATATGTATCTTCAATGGTCTAAAATAGATATTGGAGCTGCTGATTACAGAGAGTCAAATAGAGTATTTTTTTTATTTTGGGAAGCTTGTAAGGTTGACGCGAGATGTTATGGAATGTGTTATTTAAAAAACAGACGTTCTGGTTTTTCATTTATGTCATCAAGTGAGATTGTAAATCAAGCCACGATGTCTACGGATTCTAGATTTGGTATATTATCAAAGTCAGGTAGTGATGCTAAGAAAATGTTTACAGATAAGGTTGTACCTATATCTATCAACTACCCTTTCTTTTTTAAACCCATACAAGATGGTATGGATAGACCAAAGACAGAGTTAGCTTATAGAGTTCCAGCCTCTAGACTTACTAGGAAAAAATTAAATGAAGGAGATATAGAGGAGGAAATAGATGGCTTAGATACTACTATTGACTGGAAGAACACGGGAGACAACTCTTATGATGGTGAAAAGTTAAAACTACTAGCTCACGATGAAAGTGGTAAGTGGGAAAGACCAGATAATATTTTAAATAACTGGAGAGTAACTAAAACCTGTTTAAGATTAGGTAGTAAAATAGTTGGTAAGTGTATGATGGGATCAACATCAAATGCTTTAGATAAAGGTGGTAAAAATTTCAAGAAATTATATTATGCTTCAGACGTTACGAAAAGAAACCGCAATGGGCAGACTAGCTCAGGACTATATTCTTTGTTCATACCTATGGAATGGAACTACGAAGGGTTCATTGATTCTCATGGGCTACCTGTATTCGATAACCCAAAAAAAGAAGTAAAAGATACAAGCGGAGAAGTTATAGAGTACGGTGTTATTGATCACTGGAAAAACGAAGTAGATGGATTAAAAGACGATCAAGACGGTTTAAACGAGTATTATCGTCAGTTTCCTAGAACAGAAAAACACGCTTTTAGGGACGAGGCTAAAATGTCACTATTTAATCTTACTAAAATATATCAACAAATAGATTACAACGAAGACTTAAACAACTCTAAAATGGTTACAAGAGGTAGTTTTCATTGGGAGAATGGAGTTAAAGACTCAAGAGTTGTTTTTACACCAAACAAAGACGGTAGGTTTTTAGTTTCTTGGATTCCGCCTATAGAACTACAAAATAGAGTCATACTAAAAAACAATGGAAAACACCCAGGTAACGAACACATGGGAGCTTTTGGTTGTGATAGTTACGATATATCAGGTACTGTTGATTCTAGAGGCTCTAATGGAGCTTTACACGGTTTAACTAAGTTTAGCATGGAAGATGCTCCACCTAATATGTTTTTTTTAGAATATATAGCTAGACCTCAAACAGCTGAAATATTTTTTGAAGATGTGTTAATGGCTTGTGTATTTTATGGCATGCCAATATTAGCTGAGAACAACAAACCAAGACTTTTGTACTATTTTAAGAGAAGAGGTTATAGAGGTTTTTCAATAAACAGACCAGATAAAGTATATAATAAATTATCTACAACAGAAAAAGAAATTGGTGGAATACCAAACTCTAGTGAAGATATAAAACAAGCACATGCAGCAGCTGTAGAATCTTACATAAACGATTTTGTTGGTGCGACAGAAAGAGGTTACGGAAATGTTTATTTTCAAAGAACACTAGATGATTGGGCGAGATTTGATATAAACAATAGAACTAAGTTTGATGCAACTATAAGTTCTGGTCTAGCAATAATGGCTTGCAACAAAAATAAATACACACCAATATATAGGCAAAGCAAACAAAATGTTTCTCTATCTTTTGGAAAGTATGATAATAAAGGACACATTTCAAAAATAATAAAATAAATGATTTACAAAAGCGTAAACAGCACCTTTCCAAGTCAGGTAGTACCGGATGCAGAAAAGCAGAGCTATGATTATGGTTACGAAATAGGAAGAGCTATTGAAAACGAATGGTTTAGAGGAGATCGTGGCGCTGGTGGTGGTAGTGGGAGATTTGGTAGTAATTGGCAAAACTTTCATAGGTTAAGGTTATACGCTAGAGGTGAACAGTCTGTACAAAAATATAAGGATGAAATGTCTACTAATGGCGATTTATCTTATTTAAACTTAGATTGGCAACCTGTTGCAGTGTTGTCTAAGTTTGTTGATATAGTCACGAACGGTATGACAGATAAAGGATATGAGATAAAATCTTTTGCAACAGACCCCGTAGCTTTAAAACATAGAACAGACTATACAGAGGCTTTAGCTAGAGACGCTTTCGCTAGAGATTTAATACTAGAAGCAGAACAGGAACTAGGTGTAAACGTAAGATCTACAAATGTAGACGAACAAGATTTACCAGAGAATAAAGAAGAGCTAGAACTTCACATGCAGCTAAACTACAAACAAGCTGTAGAAATAGCCGAAGAAGAAGTTATAAACAACATACTGGATTTTAATAGATATACTGAGATAAAGAAAAGAGTTGCTCAGGATTTAACCGTACTAGGAATAGGTTGTACTAAAACAGATTTTAATTTATCAGAAGGCGTTAAAGTTAAATACGTAGACCCAGCGAACCTAATATACTCTTACACTGAAGACCCTAATTTCGAAGATGTATATTACGTTGGAGAAGTTAAAAGCATATCCTTACAAGAACTTAAAAAGCAGTTTTCGGATTTGACAGACGAAGATCTTAAAGAAATAGAAAAACAACCTGGTGATAGTAATTATACTAGACAGTATAATGGTCAAGACGATAACTACGATCAAGTGCAGGTGTTATATTTCGAGTACAAGACATATTCCAACCAAGTGTTTAAAATAAAAGAAACAGACCAGGGTTTAGAAAAGTCGCTAGAAAAAGATGATAGTTTTAATCCACCTGAAAATGACAACTTTAAAAGAGTTAGTAGGTCTATAGAGGTTTTATATAGTGGAGCTAAAATACTAGGTCAAGATAAAATGCTGAAATGGGAATTAGCTGAAAACATGACAAGGCCTTATAGTGATCAAACTAAGGTTGAAATGAATTACTCTATCTCAGCACCTAGAATGTACAAGGGTAGAATAGATAGTTTAGTTAGCAAGTGTATTGGTTTCGCTGACATGATACAGATAACACATTTAAAAATACAGCAAGTATTATCTAAGATGGTACCTGACGGTGTTTTTGTGGATGTTGATGGATTAGCAGAAGTAGATCTAGGTAATGGTACAAGTTATAATCCTCAGGAAGCATTAAACATGTATTTCCAAACAGGTAGTATAGTTGGTAGGTCATTAACTCAAGACGGCGATTTAAATGCCGCCAAAGTTCCTATACAAGAATTGAATTCTTCATCTGGTATAAACAAAATACAAGCGTTAATACAGACTTATCAATACTACATACAAATGATAAGAGATGTAACTGGCTTAAACGAAGCTAGAGATGGTAGTGCGCCTGCAAAAGATTCTTTAGTAGGTTTACAGAAATTAGCAGCAGCAAATTCTAATGTTGCAACTAAACACATACTACAATCATTAATGTACATAACTGTTAGAACATGTGAGAATATAAGTCTAAGGGTTGCTGATATGTTAAGTTTTCCTTTAACCAAAAATGCTTTAATGAATTCTATAAATACTTTTAATGTTGGTACATTAGAACAAATGCAGTACCTTAACATGCATGAGTTTGGTATCTTCTTAGAATTAGAACCTGAAGAGGAAGATAAAGCGCAATTAGAAAGGAATATACAAATAGCACTACAAACTGGTAGCATTGATTTAGATGATGTTTTAGATTTACAACAAATATCTAACATTAAGCTAGCTAATCAAATAATAAAGCAAAAGAAAAGACAAAGAGCAAAACTAGCTCAACAGGTTCAGCAAGCTAATATACAGGCTCAAGCACAAGCAAACTCTGAAACAAACGAAAAAGCAGCTTTAGTTGAAATGCAAAAGCAACAAGCTTTAGCAGAGACCACTCTTCAAATAGAACAAGGTAA